GACGCGGTTGTTAAACGTAGTCTTCACGCCTATTTCGCCGACTTTACAAGTCACTGCGAAATAAGCGCCGTCTTTTTCTTCGTAGGTTGACAGATCCAGCTTCCCTTCGTAGAAGGTAGTCGCGCCAGAAAGCACGCGGAAGGTGATTTCTGTGTCTATATCTGACTGGTAAGCCGTCTGAATCAGATCTGCTGCAGTGCCGTAGAATGTAAGCGAAGCTTCGCTGAATTCTGCGCTGATTCCGTGATAGTCTGGATCGCGCTTCATTGTCAGCTTCAGACTATCGAAATTAACTGGTTCGTCGATTTGTGTAGCGTTGCCAGATATCACCAAATAAAAAGTAAGTGTCGTTAGATCCATCTTCCAGTATATTTTTGATTCAGATACTTAGTGCTGCCGTATTCTTCAGATACCAGCACGCCGTTACGATCCACGTTCACGCTGACGGCTTTCTGCTTTGGCAGATTTGCCGCTACGGCCTTCCCTAAACGATCGTAATCTATGCTGCCGCCAAATGTACCAGCCAGCGAAATAGCGTCGAAACCTGGCATAGCAGGCACGCCATACGCGCCCCACGATTCTGGATCGTTCAGCTTGTTATGCGGTACGATCGAAGCACCATCTGGAATATACATCATTTCCGCGCCGCGTTCGCCGACGATAGCGTATTCACCCTTGCCGCCTTTACGGCCTTTCGCATATTGTGGAAGCGGCTTTGCCAGTGCTGCTGCTATCTGAGCTGCACCTATAGCCGCAGCCATAGCGGTCATAATTGCCGTAGATACGCCAAAGTCCGCTTTTGGAACGTCCGCCCAGATACGCATAATAGCCATAGCGGTAGAAAGTCCGATCTGGAAGACTGCTTCTGCTTTATCCAGTTTTGCCTGCTTCTGCTGAAGTGCCAGCTTCTTGTCGGCAAGCTCCTTTTCTGTTATATACTTCTTATTTGCGTCTTTCTCTGCTTCTTCTGCGTCTGTTGTGTAAAGATTATCCAGATCTTCCAGCTGCTGCGAAATATTGTCAGATACTGCGCCGAAGATAATAGAAGACATTTCGCCTAAAAAGTTCAGCGTTTCAGTGGTCATTTGTCGCACCTGCGCCGCGTGTTCCTGCTGCATCTGTAAAGACTGATCCAGCCTTTCGCGTTCTATATCCAGCATACCCTGCTGATAGTCTGCTTCAGATATCAGACCAGCGTCGCGCATCGCGTTCAGTTCGTCTTCGCGCGCCGCCCATACCTTTACTTCGTGGTTTGCCAGATCTTCGGCAGCGGCCTTTCTTTCTTCGTTAGTGCTTTCGCTGGAAGCCAGAATCCGAAGATCAGCGTTTTCTTCTTCGCTGATCCTTCTTTCTGCGGCCTTCTTTGCGCTTTCTATGCGGCTGGAAGCTATCTTTTCGTCGTTAGCGTTAAGCTTCACTTCCAGCTCTGTGGCCAGTCTGTCAAGTTCTACGCCCAGCTCTGTCTGGTTTTCTATAGTCTTTCTGGCGTATTCCACTTCAGCTTCGTAGCGCTCTTTCAGCAGATCAGCGTAAAGCGTAGTGCCTTCTTTAGCCTGCTGCATTTCTATATCCAGAATCTTCATCGAAAGCGTCCGTGCTTCGTCTAAGCGCTTACGTAGATCCGCCGCTTCAGCTTCGGCGATCTTCTGATTCATTTCTTTGTTAAGCGCTATTCGCAGCTGCTTTTCTGTTTCAGAATTACCCTTGATAGCGCGGATCTTTTCTGCGTATTCGTTACGGATCTGCGCTATTTCTTTGTCTTTGCCTTCTTCCATTAAGCGGATTCTGGCTGCTGATAGCTCTTTTTCTGCCGCCTTTATTTCTTCGTTACGCTTCTTTGCTGATTCTACTGCTTTGTCGGCAGCATCTTTGCGCTGCTTTGCTTCCAGAACGCTGAATTCGTTGTTTATGCTTCTAAGTTCGTCTTGTGCGTTAATCTGGCGCTGAAGTGCTTCGTCTATGGCTTTTTGTTCGTCTTCGCTGATCTTATTCTTCGCTTTTCTTTTGCGGCTTTGCAGTTCTTCATATAGCGCTTCGGCTTCTGCAAGTTGCTTCTTGCTTGCATCGCGGCGGATCTGAAGTATTTCTTCTTCTGATTTACCTTCGGCAGCTGCCATCTGCGCTGCAAATTCAGTGTCTTTTGCTGCGCGCTTCGCCAGCGTGTCGTATCTTTCAAGTTCACCATTGAAATCCCTTTGCTTTTCTGCTGCTTCTTTTGTCTTTTCTGTAAGATAGACGATACCAGCTACCAGCGCGGCGATAGCTACGACTATAAGCGCAGCTGGATTCTTCAGCATCGCAGCCGTAAGCTTGTTAGTGGCCTTCGTGGCTACATTTGTCGCCGCCGCTTGTGCAGTTTTCGCGCCAGTGTCAGCCACTGACATCGTTGTACTGGTACTGGTTACGACTGCTTCTTCTACCTTTGTCTTATTGAATAGCTTATTCAGTGCAGTACGGATCACTACGTTAGCGGCAGAATCCTTGTTCAGTGCGTTTGCCACCTGCTGCACGCCATTAAGTACTGCCATAGCAGCCTGCACTTGCAAGAAAGACTTCTGAAGTGCTTCGTTTTCGTCGCCCAGTAAGGCCGCTGCACTGGTGGCAGCTGAAAAAGCACCAGCCAGACCGCCGCCGATATTCATAACTGCGTCCAGATTAGCCGTATCGCTGGCCAGTATGCGGATCTGCTTCTGCGTGTCGCCCATCTGATCCGTAAGCTTTGCGGCTTTCACTGATAGCTCCACAAATCTTTCGCTGGAAGTGTCGCCTGCCATTTCCATCTTTGCGATTTCTTCGCGAAGCTCGCGTATCTGTAAAGCAGTACGCCTGCACGCGCCCTGCTGCGCGTTGTACGAAGAAATAGCCTGCTTCAGCGTAGTTATATTCTTCTGGTTGGCGTTTATTTCTTCTTGAACGTCGCGGCGATATTGCCTATGTTCTGCGATAAGCTTGTTAAGCTGCGCGCTTTCAGCTTTGCCAGATTCAGTAAGCGCCTGCTGCTGCTGAATGAAGTGTTTTTCGGCAGCAGCTAGATCTGCCATTTCGCGGCGTAGCTGCTTTTCTTTTTCTGCCATTTCCTGCAGTTGCAGCTGCGCGTCCGTCATATCGGCTTCGCCGCGAATCTTTATCAGTACGTTTCTGTCTTCCATATCGGTTAGTGTTTATTCTTTATCTTTTCGATCGCTTCTTTCTCGCGTTCGTTACGTTCCACTATGCGATCCAGTGTCAGCATAAATTCCAGAAAGGTGAAGCTTTCAGCCAGCCTTCCAGTATCGTGTTCTACTGCGCTGATCCAGTCTTCATACGTGCGCTGCTGCTTGTTAAGCCAGCCGATTGGATCATCTGTTCGTGCAGCAGATTTAATTCGGTCTGAAGCCTTATATAAGCGTCTGCATTGCCAGCGACATTCTGCAAAAACGGCATCAATTCCATCACTGGCTTCTGTAAAAAAAAATCTGTCGCGGTCTGATCCTTCTTCCAGCGTTCGATCTTCTTCGCTGCGTAGCCTTCTTCGTAGATTTCTGGCTTTTCCGTACCATCAAAGAAGACGCAGGCGGCCAGACGATAGCAAAGATCCAGATCTGCCGTAAGCATAAGACGATCTTTCAGTACGTCGTTAAGATTCTTGATTCTGAATACGTCTATCGTCTGCTGGTGAAGCACTTTATCTACGGCTTCAGTGAAGCGCAGAAGCGTTTCGCGGCTGCAGCGCATTTCTACTTCATTGTACGCATTAAGCGCTGCGCGTCCGCGCTGGAATGGAAGGTTCGTAACATCGGCGAAGCGATAGTACTTAACGCCGCCAGAAGTGAAGGCATATTCTACGCGATACTTTTCGCGCTGCTTTCTTTTGCGGTCAGCGTCTATTCTGTACGCTTCCACCAGATCTTTTACTAATTGAATGAATTTCATCTTATAATACTTTTAATAGTTCTGTCAGTTCTGCGGCCGTGTGAAGTGCTTCTGTGTGCAGTGTAACGCGGTTACGCTGGACGCGATAGTACTTACGAAGCGGCCAGATCTCTATCTTCAGATTATCACCAGCGCGATAGACCAGCGGCGATCCAGTGCAGGCGCAGCCGCGCCCTATGTAAGCCGCGCCTTCTGGCATAGCTTCTTCGATAGACTTCACGAAGCTTTCGGCTGGTTCTGGATATTCGCGGCGTTCCATTATTCTTCAGCGATTAAGCGTACTACTGGCAGCAGCAGCGCATTTATTCCGATAGATTCCACCATAGACACGAAAAGCCACCAGTCGAAGCCGAAAAGCAGCGGATATAGGATCAGCGTCCAGATTCCGCACATACAGACGCTACACTTACAGACTGGTTTCAGAATTATCCAGAAGCGGCCATCTTTGTACTTCCATAGTCTGTCTGATATCTTTTCTATCGGCTTTCCAAAGATTTCGTCTGGCTGGCAGCAGTACCAGATAGCGGTCACGATCAAAGATATGGTGATCGCGCGGAAAAGAATAGTTAATTCCATTAGCGTATAGGATTTATATATCTGCTGAAGGCGTGGAAGAAATAGCGGACGTTATCCAGCATATCTGCGCGTTCTGCAGGATTGTTTCGGTTTGTCTTTACTGGCTTGTGGTTTTCATCAGCCTGCACGTTTTCCAGATCGAATATAACGTGCTGGCATTTCTGGCCATCTATCACGATCTGGTATTGTTCGAAGATACTATTTACGAAGATCCACGATTCAGCCAGCGGCGGATTCTTCGTACCTACCTGCATCTGCGACGAAGCCAGTCTGAAGTATTCCTTTATGGCTTGATAGTTATTCATTATCGACATCGTAGTACGTGCTGATCCTGCAGCGTCGCCAGTGACTACCAGCATAGCTTTAGGATATCTGCGATCTATTTCGCGACATAGCGTCAGCGTCGTAGCGTCTTCCAGTGCTATATCTTCGACGCACCAGAAAGTATTATGGTGGATCTGCCACAAGCTGCAGGTGATAGGATTCCTATTAAAGTCGAAAGAAGCGTATAGCGGCGCGTTTGGAATGTATTTCACGCTGCCGACGTGTCTTTCCCTGCTGAAAGCATAGCACCATAGCTTATCGCTGGCCGTTATAGGATTCTGCTGATACTGCGTCTGGAATACGTATTTATTAGCCTTTTCCAGATCGTGCAGTTCCTCGATCGTGTGCTTCATAGGGAAAAGCGCTTCTTCTGATCCGTCTTCGTGCTGGATCAAAGCTGGCAGCGTCAGAACGTGCCATTTGTCTGGTTCTATGCGCGTCAGATATCCAGTCAGATCGTCTTTGTGGACGCGTTGCATTATCACGATAATAGGCGTATTACGGCTATTTGCGCGGCTTCTGATAGTAGTTTCAAAGCGCTGGTTAACCTTGTCGCGCATTACTGGCGATTCAGCATCTTCTGGCTTCAGCGGATCGTCTATTATGATCGCGCCGCCCCACGTCGAAGAAGTATCTACGTCGAATTCATTTATAAGCTTTTCTTCTTCTACTATACCAGCGCCGAAGCCAGTCACTTGACCTGCGCTGCTGGTAGCATATACGCCGCCTTTTTCCGTAGTGTACCACTTTTGCTTCGCCTTACTATCTTTCTTCGGTTCTACGTATGGAAAAAGATCGCGATACCATTCGCTATTCACCATATCTTTGGCAGCTTCGCTATTATCCAGCGCCAGCGTGCTGGAATAAGACAAGTGCAGGTATTTAGAAGCAGGATTCATCGCCAGACCTTTGGCTATAAACGTCTTTACGGCCATTTCTGTCTTTCCGTATCGCGGTGGCATATTGATTATAAGTCTGGTGATTTCGCCGTTATACACGCGATCCAGCGCTTCTGCGATCAGTTTGTGATGCTGGCCGACAATGAAGCTGCGATCCTCATTCTTACGAAAGAAGTACCGCGTAGCGAATAGCGTGTCTGTGAAGATCTTCGCCGTTATCAGTTGTCTTTCCTGCTTCGTCATTGTTACAGATTATTTTCCAGATCAGCCATAAAGGCCACTGCTTCTTCGTGTGTCAT